ATCCTCAAGATATGGGGAACTGCAATAATAAGGATGAATGTGCCAAGCAGTTCAGATATTTGATTGATGAGCTTTTAAGAATTACGAAGGCGGGTCGAATGGCTTGCGTTCATTGTAATGACTTGCTTTCGACAAAATGGAAGCACGGAAAGATTGAGTATCAGGATTTTTCTGGGGATATTGTCAGGGCTTTCCGTGGGGCTGGATGGCACTTTCATTCTAGGATCACAATATGGAAAGACCCGGTAGTTGAGATGCAAAGAACAAAGGCGCACGGCCTTTTATATAAAACCCTTCGGACAGACTCATCCGACTCTAGGACTGGTTCTCCCGAATATATGCTAATTTTCAGAAAGCCCGGAGAAAACAAAGAGCCCATCACCCATACGCCGGAGGATTTTCCGCTGGATCAATGGCAAGAATGGGCATCTCCAGTTTGGAAAACCATAGATCAAGGAAAGGTATTGAATGGTGAAATGGCAAGAGACGAACAAGATGAAAGACATATTTGCCCGCTTCAGCTAGATGTTATTGAGCGATGCCTTGTTATGTGGAGTAACCACGGCGATACGGTATTTTCTCCCTTCGCTGGCATAGGTAGCGAGGGATACCAGTCTCTTAAAATGGGCAGGGGCTTTATTGGATCAGAGCTTAAAGAAAGCTATTTTAATCAAGCCTGTTCATTTTTACAAAATGCCACAGCACAAATGGAACTTGAGCTGGCATGAATGAAAACAGAGGAACGAATCAAATCCTTGTTTATCCCAAGGAAAAAACTTTCCATTCCAGAATGGTGCGAGGCCAATCTCACCCTCTCGGCTAGGGTTACAAACATACCCGGCCCATATTCAACCACGCTCACGCCCTATGTAAAAGAGCCGCTAGAGGCTTTTGGGAATGATTCAATCCGCAGGGTGACTTTGGTTTGGGGAGCGCAGACATCCAAGACAACCACGATCCTTGCTGGGTTAGCGTATCGTTTGGCGGAAAGACCTTGCCCCGCATTATGGGTAATGCCTAGCGAGCAACTAGCAAGGAGCTTTAGCGAAACCCGATGGCTCCCAATGGTGGATGATTGCCCATCTCTAGCAAAAGAACGCCCGATTGATACCGACAAAATCAAAATCCTAGAGCAACACTTTCAGAAAATGTCTCTATGGTTTGTCGGGTCGAATAGCCCCGCAAATCTTTCCAGTCGGTCAGTTTCGCTTTTGATGCTTGATGAGGTGGACAAATTTTCTGATGGCTCCTCATCAAAAGAAGCCGGAGCCTTGCAGTTGGCAGAGGCTAGGGTTGCGACCTATCCAAACCACCTAATCATCTCAACCAGCACCCCCACAACCGCAGACTCAATTATATGGGCGGAATGGCTAAAGGGGGATATGCGGTTCTATTTTGTTCCCTGCCCCCATTGCGGACACAAGCAGAAGCTACTTTGGGAACAGGTCAAATGGGACAAGGCCGCAAAACTAAGCGACACAGAATGGGATTTTGGGCTGGTAAAATCATCAGCCTTTTATGAGTGCGTAGAGTGCAAGGGACAGATTCGAGACGGACAAAAGACAAAGATGCTTCGGGATGGGGAATGGATTGCCACAAACCCAAAGGGCGAGCCGGGGCGCAGAAGCTACCACCTAAACGGACTATATGCGCCTTGGGTTACTTTCGGCTCCTTGGCGGTCAAATGGCTACAAGACAAAAATGGAATCTTGGGCTTGCAGGATTTTGTAAACCGCATCTTGGCCGAGCCTTGGTTAGAACACGAAACAGAGCGTGTAGAGATAAAGCCCGGAGCCTACAAGATGGGAGAGATTCGCATGGGCGAGTTCCCTGTTATGAGTTGCGACATTCAAGAGGCGGGGGGCTTTCACGCTTGGGCAATTGTTCGGGCTTGGGACACCGAAGGAAAGTCTAGGCTTATATGGGCGGGAAGGCTTGAGACTTGGGGAGATATTCAAGCCAAGGCCGAGGAGTTTGGGGTTAAGGCCGCCGCCGTCTTTTGCGATTCGGGAGATCAGACTAGGGATGTTTATTTGAATTGTTGTAAGAACGGCTGGATTGCGCTTGTTGGCTCCGACAAGACCAGCTTCTCGGAGATTGTGGGCAATGCCAAGGTTCAACGCCCATACGCCAGAATTGCAAATGGCGATCCCTTCAGCGGAAAACAAACCATGTCGAAGGATGGCTGGAAATGGAAGCTCTGCCCTGTCTGGCGTTGGTCGAACCCGGCCATCAAAGACATCTTGGCAAACTTCCTAAAAACCGAAGGATGGGTAGCCGAGGACACCCCTCTAGTCTATTTTGAGCATATCAACGCAGAGGCCAAGGTTAGGGTGAAGAATCCCCTTACAGGCAGGGAACGCATGGTTTGGAAGCAAGTCGGCAAAAACAATCACTTAATGGATGCTGAGTGCATGAACATCGTGGGGGCGGCTTTGCATGGCAAGTTAAAGGTCACAGCTAGTGATCTTAACCAAGAGGAAATCGTTGAGTAATTTTGACATAAGTGGGGATTTTTATGGCTAGGGGTTCATTTGTCGGGCTTCCCATAGCTACCCTAACGAGTCTCCGCACAAAGTATCTTGAGTGCCTAGAAGCGATTGCGGTAGCCGGAGCGTCTTATTCAATCGGGGGAAGGTCTTTTAGCCGAGCCAATCTTGGAGAAGTCAGAGACACGATTGAAGAATTGACTTATGCCATCAAGCTGGCAGATGGTTCTAGAGTGCTGACGACTTACGCTAAATTCGGGCCATGAAGAAAAAGGCCGAATTGAATCTGATCGACAAGGCTATTGCCTTCGTCAATCCGCAGGGGGCGGTGGATCGCCTTCTTGCCCGCCAGAAGCTCAAGAACTTTGAATATGATGCTGTAAAATACAGCCGGGAACGCAAAGGGCCGAGTTCGCTTTCTGGGGCTGAAGATTATCGCTCGAATTATGACCGAGTAGAACTAATGAAAAGGGCAAGGGACTTGGCCGAGAATGTCGGCCTTGTTCGCTCGCTCCTAATGAAGTTTGCGGGTCATGTTGCGGGAACCATCAGCTACCAAGCGAGAACGCAGAACCCCCAAGTAAACACCGATGTTGAGGCCTATTGGAACGAATGGTGGGACAAGTGCGATATCTCCACAAGGCACACAGGATCAACCCTTATGCAAGTGGCGGTTATGTCCATGTTGCGGGATGGTGACTTCCTTTTTGTTTTGGTTCGTGATTCCAATGGCGATCTAAAAATCCAAGGCATTGAGGCCGACCGACTCGGTGACCCTTTTAAAGTTTATACCAGCCTAGAGCTTATCGGCGGAATCCATATTGACCGCAACACAGGTGCACCCACGGCTTACGATATTTACAACCGAAGCATCGGGGATTTTTATAGCTACCAAATCACTATTCCCTCAAGCCAAGCCTTCCACCTTTTCGACCCGCTACGCATCGACCAGTATCGTGGCGTTTCGGCCTTTCACACGGCCATCAATGACGCAACCGACATTCACGAACTTACCAGCTTTGAAAAGATGGCGGCCAAGGTTGCAAGCTCCCAAAGTGGAATCGTAAAGCGCAACAACAACAATGCCGCCGACCTTTCCACGCTTTCAACCGATGAGGACATCAGCGGGAATCAGATCAAGCTAGAAACGATTGAGTCAGGAAAAATTTCCTACCTAGAACCGGGCGAGGATATTATTTTCCCCAATGGCCCAAGCCGACCCAGCGGAGCCTTTATTGAGTTCCACAAAGTTCTTATGCGGAATATCTGCCTTGGGCTTGGCATCCCATATTCCTTTGCGGTTGATCCTTCCGCCATGTCCGGCCCGACCGCTCGCCTAGAAATGCAACAAGCGGGGCGCACCTTCAAGCGTTACCAGAATCTTTTAAATGATAAGGTGCTTCGCCCCATCAAGAACATCGTAATTGCAGACGCAGTTGCTAGGGGATTGATCCAAACGAGCGAGGGCGGAAAAACTACTAGGGGCATTTTCAATTTCGGGGCGAATGTTTCAATCGACCTTGGGCGGGAATCGGCAAGTGCAATCGCAGAGTTTAAGAGCGGACTTCGCACAGGCTCCGATATCTACGCAGAGCGTGGAGCGGATTGGGAGGCTTCGATGCGTCAAAGGGCAATCGAGGCAAAAGCAATTCAAGACTTGGCGAAGGAATATGGAGT